AAGACACTTTGCTGCCACTTAAGCAGTTGGAAGTTAAGTTCAGCACTGCGTTCAGACATCTATCACATCCTCGTTGGTAGTAGACACCAATGGTGACGTTAAGCCTGTAATGTTGATAGACACTGTTGGTGCACTGTTACCTGACTTCTGTGCCTCAAAGACACTTACTGGGACAATCCTATCAACAATTAACTTCCACGCTGCTGCTTGATTCTTATGTTCATCATTCAATGCTGCATCATAAATAGCTTCTAGAACCTTAGCACTCTTAGGTGAGTTAAGCATTCTAAGCTTATATTCATTAATTATAGCTGCATCACCTTTAGGTCTACCTACACTACGGTTCTCACTTATAGACTTTAAAGCCTTAGTGGATGTTCGACCTACTTTATTACCTGTTGGTTTAGTCATGTTCTTCCGTCTTTGTCCTCTATAGGGAGACTTTTAAGTATAGTACTATAGAGTACTAAGACATTATATTTAAGTTATAAAGACATAATATTAATTTACTTAGTAAGTAATTACTTATAATAATTAATTTAAGTGGTATTTAACTACTATGTTCCCCTACTAGGGTGTACGGATTAGCCATCTCAGACTAACTTAGAAGTGGGGTCAGGCTTCTTAGTAAACTCAATTATATCCTATGAAGAATATTGTATCATACTTATGTCTATTTGTCAAGCTTTTATTGTCATGTACACATATATTTCTTCTTTTATGTGATTCTAGTCACATTTATGTTCACTTTAACGCTCCGCTAAAGTTCCCCATTCTCAGGGTGTCTGCTAAGTACTCTGAAGTAATACTTTTCTTATATTTATCATACAGTTATCTTTGGAGTCTGTCAAGGTCTATATTTCCTTTTTTGTGAACTTCAGAGGCTCCTGCAATAGTAATCACAACACAGATGACCCTCCCCCCTGTCAAGTTAGTTAGTACTTACTTTGCAGTGCTCTGAAGTTATCCACAGGTTATCCACAGGCTACAAAGTTATCCACATCTAGGTAGTCAACTAGAGGTTGTCCAACTAGAGCAGGCGTGAGAGGCGATGTAGCACCCTTTGAAGTATCTTGGGAGTTGTTTTAAAGCAACACAGGGTTAACCCTAACTATGAAGTTATACACAAGTTATACACAGGGTGTGGATAATGTACTGGCAGGGGTATAAGTTATACACAGGCAAAGTCTTATATAAGAGTTAAAATTGTGGATAAGTACTAGTTGTGGTGTTAGTAACTTTGTCCAAGGGTGTAGGTGCTTGACACCCTGTTATGGCCTCTGAGGGCTTCTAATCGCTTATGTCTGAGGTAGTATAAGGGTTGACCCTATTAGGGTTTATATATTGTAAATAAATGGTAATTTGTCGCCAATGTGACAGGTACAGGGGTGCAACCTGACATAATAGATACATGGAAAGCAAACGCTGACCTGTTAACTAACTAAGGATTCAAGATGGAAACAGTACTTATTAAAGACCTCCCAAAAGGTGAGTTCTTCAAGCGTAAACCTGATGCTAACAAGGTTTATCAGCGTGACACATATAACCGTGAAGCCAAAAAGTATGACTGCACTGATATGTTAGACTGCTGGGGCAATGGTTTGCAGTTAAAAGGTTCTACGGTTGTTTATATTGGTTTTGACTATTAAAAGGAACTCACACAATGGCTTATAACTTTAACATCACAATTCACCCTTGGGGTAACAGTCCTGAGTTTGGGACTGTCGTTATAGACGAAGCGGAGATGTACGGGGCTTGGGAATACAAAGACGGAACCGAAGGCGGTGGGTTATGGTTTGAACGTCTTGACGATGGCAGACTTGACGTTGTCGATTATGACGGTGCATTTAGCCTCCCAGCGTCTGTCATTAAAGCTTTACGTGAAGCCAATATATCATTAGATGAAACATTTGATTAAAGGAAAACTATCATGAAATATCAATCTATATTTGACATCTGGGCAGTGCCTGTAGACCTGCTCAAACACGTGCAGGCTGGGCAGATGGTCTACGCAGGCAATAAGGCCAACAGAGGGCGGTTCCTAGGTGTTAGACGCTCAGGGTCTATTGTAGTGGCTTGGCAGGGTAACACTCAAGCCCACACTGACAAGCTGGGTTATATTAGAACTTTACGCAACTATGCAAAGGGTGAATAAAATGTTTGATAAGATTATAGACGTATGCTTCGCAGTACTTATCGGCCTAATGTTGGCAGGTGGTGCATTGGCTTATTTTGACGTACTCTATCAGTGAGTCGCATTAGTGACAGTTTACCATGATGAAGTGTGACAGACTTCATTGTAGTGCACTATCGCACTGTAACAGGCTACGGCCTACCCTTTAGGAAACCATGATTATGTCAACTATTGAACAAACAGCACAAGCCTTCGTCAACGGGAAATCAGCCCATTGTCACAATGCACATACAGACGGGCAACGCTACACGCTACACCGTACAGTCATTGTCTATCGTAACGAGCAGGGGCAACTTGTGACCGATTGGGGAGGCTTCTACACACGAACAACAGCTTCACACATGAACGCAGTCTTGAAGGCTTACGGTAGCTCTAGGCGTGTCTCATACGCTAAGGCACGAGATAATAATGAAGGCAAGGTTACATACCTGTCATTGGCTTGATCTGTACTATATAGGGAAACAGTAAACAAATGAATACTAAACTACTAAAACACACACGGGAACTATTCAAGTCTTACGATGTACCTGAGCACGTAAGGCGAAGCTATCGTCTAAAGTGGGTGAGATCAATTAGAAACTTAGGCGATAAGTGGCTATTCGCTCAAAATATTCAACGTAAGGATGCACAACCATGACCATCGAAACAATAACCTTTCACTTTGTAGGGGCATTAGAGGACTCATTTGCTATCGTTGACGTTCAATGTCAGATAGATGAAGATGGGGACTGCAGGGACTTAGACTCTGTGAAATATGAGGGCTTTGATGTCCTTCAAGTGATCTCTCATTTCCAGTGGTCAGACCTTGAATGGCAGGCATCAAAGGCTTACAAAGCTGAGCATGATGAACAACAGACCATTGACCACGACAATCAAAGCCCTTTGGAGGCCGTCTATGGCCTCTCTAAGCCTTCATTAAACATTAGGTAAGGGGTAGGTAGCTATGATCTCAGATGTTGACTTAAAAGACTGGATAAAGGAACCAAAGAAAATGAATGAATACTGCTATCAGGTAAGCCCAACAATGGATGTGTGGGTGTATGCCTCAAGTGAGGAAGAGGCTGAAAGCATGGTCTATGAGCAGCTTGGGTATGACCCTGAGGAAATGGACTTGATTGAAGTGAGGGAAGACGTATGAAATGCCTATGTTGTGATCGACTACTGACTGACTATGAAAGTACACGTAAACACGCTGTGACAGGTACATTCATTGATCTCTGTCAACAGTGTTTTAAGACTGTACAAGCTGACTCACACCTACCTACAAAGGATAGGAAAGACCTTATATCTTCAGATGATATAGATGACAGTGTTGAGAGTGAGGAACAGGATGACTGTCACGTTAGCGACACCAACAGTGAAGGAGACCATTGACAATCTGTACTTTGTGTGCTACCCTAACTTTAAAGATACTACAAAGTATCTAGGATGATTCATAGAAGTTAAATACACTATATAAGTATTATTTAAGTAATATACTTATAAGTCTTTAAAGTGTCGAAGACACGTAAAGTGCCCGTAAACAGACTATAACCCTTGAAAGGATAATTTATGTCTATTGAAATGTTTTGTGATGATGATGTTGATCTTGATGTCGTTCAGTATGAGTGCTGGTATTGGTCTGTCATTGACAGTATGGCTGAACTAGTTATGAACAATGGTCGTGATAAGGTGATGTCTCATGTTGCTGAGGCTGTCTTGAACAAAGTGCACAGTGGATACGTTGTAGCCAAAGAGAATGAAGACCCTCTAGCATGGTAACAGCCATATTTGTCTTAATCGTAACTTTAATTAAACTGGTACTAAGCAAATGAACATTGATGAGAATAAACCTTGGCCTTTCCCATCACACTTTGGTGATGCCCATGAAGATGATAAGTTAAAGGCTGATTGTCTAGCCTTACTGGAGAACTTCACAGCCTTCCAACTCAGAGGTGAAATCTACTATGGCTACCTTGATGTGAGAGCATTGAAGGTAATCGAAGAACTACGTAAGGACATAGATGAAACTAAATCTAGTACGTAAACCTAAGCCTGAGTCTAAACTCATCAAGCATATTGCCTGTGATGCGTGTGGTAGTTCAGACGCTAACGGGTTATATGATGACAATCACACATACTGCTTTTCATGCAACACTTACTACAATGAGTCAGATGCTGATGAACTGTCAGTTATGCGAGATGCAGTAGCACCTAGAAAGCAAGCAATGCTAGAGATTAAAGGTCAGATTAAATCGATACCTGAGAGAGGTATTACCCTTCAAACCTGTGAGAAATATGGAGTTACACAAGAAAATGGACAGCACTTTTATCCTTACACTGACGATACCGGAACACCAGTCGCAGCAAAACTTAGACGAGTGGCAGACAAAACTTTCAGCATTCTTGGAACATTCACGAATGCTAGGCTTTTCGGACAGCAGCTCTTTCACGCTGGTGGCAAAGCAGTCACCATCACTGAAGGAGAACTTGACGCTCTAGCAGCTTTTCAGATGCAGGGTAGCCTGTACCCTTCAGTGTCAGTCAGGAACGGTGCACAGGCTGCTTTAAAGGACTGCAAAGCACAATATGAGTGGCTTAACTCCTTCGATAGCATTGTGATTTGCTTCGATGCTGATGAACCGGGTAAGAAGGCTGCAAAGGAAGTAGCTGAATTGTTCGGTCAGAAGGCTAAGATTGTGAAGCACTTGAGTGGCTACAAAGATGCTTGTGACTATCTGATTGCAGGTGCTACCAAAGAGTTTGTGAATGAGTGGTGGAGAGCTGAGGTGTACATCCCAGATGGTATTATCAATGCTGCATCACTGTGGGAAGAAGTTATTAAACCTGAGGCTAAGGCTGAGGCTATGTACCCGTGGAAGGGCTTGAATAAGCTTCTCTATGGTATCAGACCTTCAGAGTTAATCACAGTCACAGCTGGAAGTGGACTAGGTAAGAGTCAGTTTCTACGTGAGATATTGTTCAATATACTGAACACTACCAAGTGGAACATTGGAGGGTTATTCCTCGAAGAATCCACTCGAAAGACAGCTAGAAGTATCATGAGCTTACACGCTAACAAGCTTCTGCACTTGCCTGACACACCAACAACTGAGAAGGAACTTAAAGATGCTTTCGATGCAACACTTGGTACTAATCGTGTGTATCTCTTTGACCACTTCGGTAGTAGTGACGTTGACAACATTGCCAACAGAATCCGATACATGGCTAAAGCTTGCGATTGCAGGGTTATCTTTCTTGACCACATCAGTATTGTTATATCTGGTCAAGACAATGGAGATGAGCGTAAGGCTATTGATAACATGATGACGAAGCTTCGTACACTGGTGCAAGAGCTAGAGATTACCTTGATCTGTGTCAGTCACCTTCGTAGACTGCAAGGCAACCAAGGGCACGAAGATGGAGGCAGTGTGTCATTGTCGCAGCTCAGAGGCTCAGGTGCTATTGCTCAGCTCAGTGATGCTGTGATTACATTGGAGCGTAACTCAATGGCTCAGGATGACAATGAGAGACATCAAACTAAGATTTCAGTGGCTAAGAATCGTTACAATGGCTACACAGGCCCAGCTTGTGTACTGAAGTACAATATGGACACTGGACGCATGGTTGAAATTCAGGAGGAAGTATTATGACTAAGTCTTTAGACGTAGGCAAAGGAAGTACACCTAGACCTTTCAGTGTAGCTCAGGAGCAGTATGATGCTCGATGGGATATGATCTTTGGTCGTGATAAGGGCGATAAAGAACGTGATAGGCGTGAAGATGCCTTAGCTGAAGTTCAACGATTAGGGCAAGAGATTCAACCTGAGGAGCTAGACAAATGAGTGCATGGTTAATTGCTGTAGTTGGAGTGGTCTACACTATCGTAGCCATTGACTTGATTGTCAAAGGGAATACTGGTCTGGGTATAGCCTTTGTAGGTTATGCTCTAGGTAACGTGGGGCTGTACATGGAGGCTGCAAAATGAGCAAGTGGGTTGATAGAATGATTGCTAGAGGTGTATCACCTGAGGTCATTGAACAACGGATTGCACAGAGGAAACTCAATACTCGTGAGTGGGCTGAGAAGAACAAGGAAAGAAAGTATGCACATAAACGAGCATACAAAGCAAGGCTTAAGAAAGCAAATACTCAACAGGGTGGCTATGAAGGTGTGATAATTAAGTCAGCGTATCACCCTAACTGGAAAGAAGTTCCTGTGTATCATTGCCCTGAACTAACATACAGAGGAAAACATGATTGACCTAGATACGATAGCTGGTAGAATGTTGGACTTGGAGACTAAGTACTATGAAATGCAAGACAAGTATCAGTTACTCATTCACCACTATGAAGACTTGAAAGCAGAATATGAAGCGTATCGTATTGGACATCGAGACAACCTTAGATCACAACACGATTTGGATGGTGGTAACTAAGGACATTGACACTGGAGAAGTGAACGTATGGAAAGCAGCAGACAGCCTCGTGGAGTATTTAAAGGACGTTACATTGATAGTAGCGCACAACGGGATAAGCTTCGATTTCCCGATACTCAATCGGCACTGGAGTACGAAGATTCGCTTGAACCAAGTGTTCGATACACTGATAGCCTCAAGACTGCTAGATCCCTCAGTAGAGAACGGGCACAGCTTAGACGCATGGGGAACGAGACTAAGTGCCATGAGCACGGAGGGGAAGAATAAGGTTGACTACAAAAGGATATGGGAATGGCTGATGGAACGACGAGAGGATTACAAAGGTGAGTGCTTCAACATTCCTCACATGGCTCTTCTGGAGTATTATTGCATTAGGGACGTTGAGGTCACTTGTAATCTTTATAAGCATCTTACTGATGAACTCACTAAGAAAGACTTTTCACAAGAAAGCCTTGAGCTTGAACATAAGGTAGCAGCAATTATCTCTGAACAGGAACGTAATGGATTCAAACTCGATCAGGTCTATGCCACTTGCTTACTTGCTGACATCAAAGGAAAGATGGCTGGAATTTATGAGCAGATGCAAGAGAGATGGCCTCCAACAGTCACACCAAGGTTCCACAAGACAAGTGGAAAGCCCATCAAAGACTGCATTGATACTTTCAATCCCGGAAGTAGAAAGCAGATCGGAGAGAAGCTGATGGAGCTAGGATGGAAACCTAAGGTGTTCACTGAGAAGGGTCAGGCCATTGTCGATGAGTCTGTGCTTGCTAAAGTTGCATTGCCTGAGGCTCAGTTGATTGCCACTTACCTGATGCTACAGAAACGTGTAGCTCAGATTGAAAGCTGGTTAGAGGCTGTAGGCAAGGACGGTAGAGTTCATGGTAAGGTTATAACGAATGGAGCTGTAACTGGTAGGATGACACACAGTAGTCCTAACATGGCACAGATTCCTAATGCTGGGAGTATCTATGGGCCAGAGTGCAGAGAGTGTTGGACTGTGGAAAGCAACAATGTATTGGTTGGCTGTGACGCTAGTGGCCTTGAGCTTCGTATGCTTGCACATTATATGAAGGATGATAATTATGTTAGGACAGTCACTGAAGGATCTTCGAAAGACGGGACGGATGTACACACGCAGAACCAGAAAGCTGCAGGGCTTGAAACGAGGGATCAAGCTAAGACCTTTATTTACGCATTCCTATACGGTGCAGGGCCAGCTAAGATTGGTTCCATTGTCGGTGGTAATGCTAAAGCGGGACAGAAACTTATCGATGCCTTTCTTAAGAATACACCTGCCTTACAACGTCTTAGAAATACGGTTAGTAGATATGCGGGTAAGGGCTTTGTACCGGGGCTTGATGGTCGTAAGATATGGGTACGCAGTGAACACGCTGCCCTCAATTCGCTACTTCAAGGGGCTGGGGCGATAGTGATGAAGAAGGCTTTGGTATTGTTTCACGACAAGACTAAGGCTAACAAGTGGCCTGTGAAGCTGGTAGCTAATGTCCACGATGAATTTCAACTTGAAGTTCCTAAGGAATATGCTACAATGGTAGGTGAGGCTGCAAAGCAAAGTATTGTTGAAGCTGGGTTGCATTTCAAGCTTCGTTGTCCACTAGACGGGGAGTACAAGATTGGTAACAACTGGCGTGAAACACATTGATAAGAATCAAATACTATTTAATGTTGAAGGTGAAACTTTCAGGATTAAGATAGGCGAGGATCTAGATCTTGAAGAGGTATACACTGTGCTCTTATCAGCACTTGTGTACTTAGAAGATTTGGCATCGGGTAATACAGCTCACCCGTCACAAGAGCTGCATTGAAACTAAAGGAAAATGAAATGAGTATTGATACATTGAAACCCGTTAAAGTTGCTGGTGAAATCTTCTGGAGTAACTGGATGAACACCTTTAACACTAAGTTTAACGAAGACAACAAGAAGTACGAATGTACCATTGGTAACTTGAGTGATGCAGCTTGTGAGAAGCTTAAAGAGCTGGGCATCAATATCAAGAACAAAGAGAGCATGGGTAACTTTATTGTTGCTAAGTCAACTTACTTGTTCACACCTGTGGATGAGGAAGGCAATCCTGTAGACATTGCCAAGATGGGTAATGGTACTAAGTGTCACGCAGTTATCTCTTCATACCGTCACAAGATGTCAGCTAAGTTTGGTGCAGCTCCTTCGATTAAGAAGTTGATTGTTACTGAACTTAAGGTGTACTCTCCTGAAGGTGCTGAGGAAGAAGAGACTGCGGATGATGTCCTCTAACCATCCGGTGGATGATAAGCCAACTGAGGCTATTGTAGATGCTGACTTTTTAGTTTATAAAGTTGGCTTCTCCAATGAGGATGAAGAGGAACGGTGGGCACTAAATCGACTCACAGAGTGGTTTACCGACATAATCTATATGCGTTTGAAGTGTGATGACTACAGAGCTTGGATTACAGGTAAGACTAACTTTAGATTCGAGGTAGCTACCACTGTTCCTTACAAAGGTAATCGTAAGGATGCTCCCAAGCCTAAACATTATGAGGCTCTTCGTAAACATCTCATGAAGCTCGGTGCTAAGATGTCTGAAGGTGAAGAGGCTGATGACTCTGTAGGCATAGCGTCCACTGAAGGGAACTACTGGATCGTCCACGTTGACAAGGATCTAGATCAGTTACCGGGGTGGCACTATAATCCTGTAAAGGATGAGGAGTATTATGTTACTGAGTTTGAAGGCTTGTACAGTTTCTACAAACAGATACTGACAGGTGACAGAGTTGATAACATTGAAGGTATCAGAGGTATTGGCCCTGTAAAGGCTGATAAGATTCTCAAAGACTGTACAACCGAAGAGGAATTATATGCAGCTTGTATCAAAGCTTATGACGGTAATACTGACAGGGTATTGGAAAATGGACAGCTTTTATGGTTAAGAAGAAAGACAAACCAGATGTGGCAACCACCTTCAGTCTCGCAGGAGCAGTCTGGACAGTAGAGTTTGTTAATCATTTAGACGATATGGGTAAGTGTGATTCTGAGAAACAGACTATCTCAATTCGTAGTGGAATGAACAAACAAAGTACTGAGCAAACCTTCTACCATGAGTTAGTTCATGCCATTATGTTCACAATGGGTAAGCTAAACCACGATGAAGAGTTTACAGATGCCTTCGGAGCTTTACTACACCAGTATCACAGGACAAAATCAGATGAAGCCTAAGCGTAAGAAGCCACTGACAGTTAGACAAGTAGCTTTGAAGCATGGCTTCAGGTCAGGCTTAGAAGACAAGATAGCTGATAACCTAGTAGCCTTAGGTATTCCATTTGAGTATGAGAAGCTAGTGATTGCATATACGCAGCCTGAGAAGAAACGTACATACACTCCTGACTTCCTGTTACTTAAGAATGGTATTATCATTGAGAGCAAGGGCAGATTCGTGACTGCTGACAGACAGAAACACTTGATGGTGAAGGAACAACATCCTGAACTTGACATTAGATTTGTCTTCAGTAACTCTAGGTCTAAGCTATCAAAGATAAGCCAAACTACATACGGGGATTGGTGCACTAAGCATGGATTCAAGTATGCTGATAAAGATATTCCAACATCATGGTTAAACGAACGGAAAGGTAAATGATTATGTTAGCTAATCTTATTGAAGCTTTGGAAAAGTCTAAAGAACTTCGTAGTGTATGGGAAGACTTCACAGATGTTATTCTTGTGGAAAAACTTAAAGAGACTTACATGAACACTCTCAATGGTGGTTGGAGTTCCCATCCTGAAGATATTACTGAGAACAAGAAAGTCAATGCAGCCATTGGTATTGTCTTAGGTTACTTCATGTACACTGGTGATGCCCAAGAGTTCTTGAAGGAGGCTGAAAATGAACGTAGAGCTGATTAAAGAGCATGAGAATGGTGATGCAACATACCAGTTTGACTTGACTCCTGAGGAAGCTCAAGCACTCTTAAGCTACGGTATCTTGGAAGCCATCAAAGCTGGTATTCGTGAAGGTGATAGACTAACAATCGGAGGAGATGACATCAATGAAGATTCTAGTAATCCCGGACTGTCAGATTAAAGAGGGTGTACCTTTGGAGCACTTGACATGGGCTGGTAAAGCCATTGTCGATTACAAGCCTGATGTGGTGGTTAACATAGGTGACTTTGCAGATATGCCAAGCCTTAGTAGCCATGACATCAAAGGTAGTAAGTACTTTGAAGGTCTACGCTACAAGAAGGATGTTGAAGCTGCTAAGGAGGCCATGAAGTTGTTACTGGCTCCTTTGAGGGAAGCTCAGAAGGCTCAGAAGGAATCTAAACACAAGGTGTACAAGCCTCGTATGGTGATGACTTTAGGGAACCATGAGAACCGTATTGATAGGGCTGTCAATAACAACCCAACTTTAGAAGGCTTGATCTCAACTAAGGATCTAGAGTATGAAAAAGATTGGGAAGTTCACGGTTTTCTACATCCTGTTTTTATTAATGGTGTTGGTTTTAACCACTATTGGCCTGTGGGGGCTATGGGTAGACCAGCTGGTGCTGCTAGTGCTATCATTAACAAACTGCACATGTCTTGTATTGCTGGACATCAACAAGGCAAACAGATCGCATACGGTAAACGTGCTGACGGAAAACCTATATGTGCTATCATTGTGGGGTCTTATTATCTGCATGATGAGAGTTATATGGATCAGCTTAGTAATCGTCACTGGAGGGGTTTACTGATGATGAATGAAGTACATGATGGACACTTTGATGAGATGTTCTTAAGCGTAGAATATTTAGGGAGGAAATATGGTTGATCGTAAATGTAGTACTTGCTTTTACAGTGAACTAGACGGTAAAATACATCCCTGTAATGATTGTACAGGTTATGATAAATGGGTTAACCGTAGCATTTTCATTAGAGCATCAGCTAAGCCCCTCAGTGAAGCTATCAAAGAGTGGGTAGACTGCAAGGAAGATGAAGAGATTGTAGACATTGTTAACAAACCTCCTCACTATACTGAGCACCCTTCAGGTATTGAATGTATCCAAGTTACAGAACACATGGGCTTTAACTTAGGTAATGCAATCAAGTATATCTGGCGTTGTGACCTTAAGATGGATGCCATTGAAGACTTGAAGAAGGCTAAATGGTACATTGACAGAGAGATTGATAAACGTGTTAAACATAACCTTTGAAGAACTGAAAGAGGCTCTCAAGCGTTTAGATGAGGTCACACTCGTGGAACTGCTAGGACTCCAGAGTGATGATCTTGTCGAAAGATTTGATGATGTGATTGAGAAGAAACAAGAATATTTAATAAAGGAACTAGACTAAATGACAACTACTATGACACCATACCAAGAGTACATTGGCAAGAGTCGCTACTCTCGCTACTTGGATGATAAAGGTCGGAGAGAGCACTGGCCTGAGACTGTGAATCGCTACTTTGACTTCATGACTAAACACCTGCAAGACAAGCATAACTACACTCTAAGTATCGCAATGCGTGACCAACTGCAGACTGCTGTGACTAACTTAGAAGTAATGCCATCAATGCGTAGCATCATGACAGCTGGCGATGCTTTAGAGCGTCAGAACGTAGCTGGCTATAACTGTTCATACCTTCCCATTGATGATCCTAAAGCCTTTGATGAGGCTATGTATATTCTGTTATGCGGAACAGGTGTAGGCTTTAGTGTGGAGCAAAAGTATGTATCTAAGTTACCTGAGATTCCAGTTGAGTTGTACAATAGTGGCACTGTCATTAATGTTAAGGACTCCAAAGAGGGATGGGCTAAAGCCTTACGACAAGTCATTGCCTTGCTATACGCTGGAGAAGTGCCTAAGTGGGATGTTTCTGGTGTACGTCCGGCAGGAGCGAGACTTAAGACATTTGGTGGAAGAGCCTCAGGCCCACAGCCACTCGTTGACCTCTTCAAGTATGTGGTTGCAAAGTTCCGTGGAGCAGTTGGACGGAAGCTCACCTCGCTTGAGGCACACGATATTCTATGTAAGGTCGGAGAAGTCGTGGTTGTCGGTGGTGTACGACGATCAGCAATGATCTCCCTGTCAGATTTGAGTGATGACCGTATGGCTCACGCTAAAGCTGGTAACTGGTGGGACGGTAATGGTCAACGTGCCTTGGCTAACAACAGTGCCATCTACGAAGTGAAGCCTGACGTAGGTAAGTTCATGCGTGAGTGGTCAAGCATTTATGAATCACATTCTGGAGAGCGAGGCATCTTTAATCGTTATGCAAGTGAACTTCAAGCAGCTAAGAGTGGACGCAGGGAATTGGGTAAAGAGTGGGGTACAAACCCTTGCAGTGAGATTATCCTTAGACCTTATCAATTCTGTAATCTGTCTTCTGTTATTGTTCGGAGCGATGATAGTGTGGATACTTTACGGAATAAAGTGCGCTTGGCTACTATTCTGGGGACTTTTCAATCGACGATGACTAACTTCCCGTACCTGCGTAAGGTGTGGCAGACAAACACTGAAGATGAGCGTTTGCTGGGTGTGTCTATGACTGGTATCTTGGACAATGCTTTGCTCAATGACCCTGATAACACTGAATTGCCAGCTATCTTGGAAGGACTGAAGAATGTTGCTATTGACACTAACGCTCAGTTTGCTGACGCTATCGGTATTAATCGTAGTGCTGCCATCACTGCCATTAAGCCTGAAGGCACTGTATCGCAGCTTACAGGCACTGCTAGTGGCATCCATCCTCAGCACAGTGAGTACTTTATTCGTCGTGTACGGTCTGATAACAAAGACCCTCTAACTGCATTCTTGCAAGCTCAAGGATTTCCATCTGAAGCTTGTGTGATGAAGCCTGATAGCACAACTATCTTTAGCTTCCCCATGAAAGTTGAGAAGGGTGCTGTACTGCGAGAAGACTTGAATGCTATCAAGCACCTGCGCTTGTGGCTCTTGTTCCAGCGTCACTACTGTGAGCATAAGCCTTCAGTGACTATTTCAGTGACTGAGACTGAGTGGCCTGAAGTTGGTGCATGGGTGTGGAATAACTTTGATGAGATTACAGGTGTGAGCTTCTTACCGATGGATGGTGGAACATACCGACAAGCTCCTTATGAGGCCATGACTGAGGAAGAGTATCATGCAATGGTTGCTGCTATGCCAGCTGGTATTGATTGGGACAAACTGGTTGAAGGTACTGACAACGTAGAAGGTTCTCAGACTCTGGCTTGCACTGCTGGTGCTTGTGAGATATGATACTTGACTTCGAGTTCAAGACTGGCTTAGTCTTTGGCATAGAAGCCGATGAACTCTACATCATGGATGAGAATGATAAGATGTCAGATGAAGCTAACCAAGTCATCTACTTACACATAGGATTTATAACCTTAGCGTTTATATTCTAACTAACTAAAAAGCCCCTTAGGAGTAATCCTTTGGGGCTTTATTATTGCTACTTATCATCGCTTAAGAATAATACTACTTCAGCTTTCCTTCGTTTAACTAATCCGGGGAGTTCTCTACCACCTCCCTTAGTCCACTGCATGAAAGCTTCAGCAGCTTCCTCCCATTCACCTCTATTAATCTTCATCCGAATAGTAGACCGCTGAAAATTGCCCAATCCGGCATTGAAGGCAAAACTGACGCACGCATCGAAAGCCCCTTGACGACCAGATATAGCAGGAGCAAGTCGTAGAACACCACGTTCAAAAAGGTTGACATCATCTGCGAATAGTTTTTCGATCTCCTCTTTAGACCATACACGATTGTCCTCCTGTCTCAATGGTAACTCTTTACGAATTGTTGTAGATTGTCCCTCTTTAGCTACCATTGGTAAGCGTATCTGTTCCTGATAAAGGACATGACCGTAACCAATAGTCCAGATGTGAGCAGGACACAGGTAAGGCTTATTCCTGCATCCTTCAAACCTGTGCATCAGGTCAGCTCCAGCTTTACTTAGCTTCACTTCTTACTCCAGCTACGTGAACCGAACCAGAAGCCTATGATACCTCCTAGCATAGCCATCTCATCACTGCTAAAGATAATGTCGGATAATCTGATTAGGTCATCCATGTTCATTACTAAACTAGGTCTGCTGTACACATAGTAAGCAATCCAAGCATTGATAGCACAGAGTTCAAAGACAAAGATATAAGTCACCATAGGACGTACAGTGCCTACGAAGTTAACTACCCACTTACTAGCCTTATCCATGATCTTCTTATCATGGTCATAAGCTGCTACAGTCATCTCAGCATCAGTCTGCATTGCAATCTGATCTGTACGTATCTCTTCCATACGCTCCTGAGCTGCAAACCCTTGAGCCATCATTTGAAGCTGCATCTCAACTTGAATCTGCGCTAAAGCTAATTCATGCTTCTGGTCATTCTTGTTCTGAAAGAAGTCTAATAGTTTAGGTAGACCTGAGATTAGTAGACCACCAAGGGTCGAGAATAGTGATAACATTATAGTCCTATCTTACCGAGTAATAAAGCAACAATCTTATTGGAAAGATCGTCAGGGAGAAACTTAAGGAATCCTAAGAAGTACAGAGCTACTAAACCATAGACAAATATCTTTAAGCATAAGTCAAAGGTCTTCTGATACTCATTCACCTTCCACACCTTTGAGTAGTGTTACAGAAGTCCATTAATTCATAGATGCCAATAAACACCAAGAACAACACAAAGAAAGTACCACCAATAATAATAGCTAGTTCATTCATCTCTTGCTCTTTAGCTTTGGCTGCTTTCTCTGCTTTCTGTAAAGCACTTAACTCTCTGGCATCATCTCTGTCCATCTGGTCTTGACGAGATTTAATTTTATTCCAGACATCAATCTTGCCTGTTGTCATGAACAACATCTTAAGTTCTTCTTCAAAGGCTCTGGCTTGCTCTAAAGCCATCTCAATCTGCAGGGCAGTTCCCATGTTGGAACCCTTACCCTTCTTAGCTTCAATCAATGCTTTAGTAGCTGTACTCTTGGCATCGAACATCTTGCCAATCATAGGTGCAAGAGAGCCTAGATCGTTGGCTACCTTACTAGCCTTCTTAACCATGCTGATAGCTGACTGTATGCCAGCAAGGGCTGTCATTGGATCAATCATTTATTGTATGCTTTCTTCCATTCTAGACACACGACAATACGAGTCTTATAGTCAGCAGCCCACCTCCATGTCCACTTAACACATCTATCTGCATTAGGGTCGAAGCCAGCCGTAGCTATAAAACTCGTAAAGATGATGAGAAGGGCTAGAGTTAGCCTCTTCATGGTAGTTACTGTTGCAGTTCAGGAACGCTTGAGAGTAAGCCTCTAAAGGTAGAACTTGGGATAGGTTCTGGTGTATTTCCAGATAATAGGTTAGAGACTAAGCCTTCAGTTTGTTGCTTACGTAGCAAACCTTGTAGTTTGTCAGCTCCAAAACCGGTTGCAGCAACAGTAGCAGCAGCCACAGGATTAGCTAATGCACTTGCACCTAAAGCACCGGCAGTTAGTTGACTACGTTGAGGATTGAATCTAGCAATTAAAGACAATAAAGGATCTGTAGTTCCACCAGAAGCAACACTCTTAATGGCATTCTGTTCACGAGTTGAAAAGGACTTCATCTTGTCTTTATCAGCTGCAAGGTTAATAAGCTGTCTACGAATCAGCTCACCCTGAGAAGCTTTAGGATCGATAGCTTTAGCTTCTGCAATATTGAGAGCATCTTCAAGTATAGAGGCACGAGATAGGTTACGCCAATCTTTTCTAGCATTTTGTACACTTTCTACAGCTTTACCAATATCACCCTTGGCTGCGATAACATCACGAGAACCGAGGGTACTTAAATAGTCATCAATCTTAGTTACAACTTGACCTGCAAACTTACGAGTAGCAGCATCTTTAGCTGTTTTAAGGTCTGTAGCAGCTGAACGCATCTGTTCTAGCTTAGTGAAAGATACACGCTGAGTACCTGTCATGTCTCTGAGTTGTTCAAGCAACTGAGCTACAGGTTTATGTGTATCCATCTTAGGATTAAAGTTATTCTTAACTAATGTTTCTTCAGCACTGTTAAGCATATCTAAGACACTCTTAGGCTTAACAAAGACACCTTGATCTTCCATTGCTGTGTATGAACGCTGAGCACGTTGCTTAACATCATTAATAGTTAATACTGGCTCCCTGTTAGCAGCCATCTTCTGAGCACCACCAATAGTTTTACCTGTAACACCACCAGCAATAGTACCTGCAAGAATACCCATCACTGTAGCACCAAGGTCACTATCAGTTTCAGATTTAGTCTTCTCAGCCACTGCTTGAGAAGCCATACCAGCTATACCAGATACAGGAACTTGTTGAACTAAGTTTTGAGTCAATGGTGCTGCCATTTGACCAAGACCTTTAGCGATAGCAGCTTGAGAGCCAGTACCAGCCATTGCTTGAGCACCAGTCTGTACAGCTCTTTCAAGTCCAGTCTCAGGAGTTGGTACACCCATCTTAGTAAGTGCTTGACTCTGTGCTTGTGACATTGTAGGCATACGACTTTCAGAGCCTAACAAATTAGCTCCTACATTGTATGCACCACTTAAGAAGTCACCCACTGCATTAACAGGTGCTGAAACACCTTCAACAACTGCACGACCTGTAAGTCCAAGTTGTCTTCCTAACTCTTGTCCCATGCTACGCTGTGGCTTAGGGGCTGTAGCAGGAGCTGTTGAACCCTTCAATGCTGCTGCAATTTGAGCATCAGACATATCATCAGGAAACTCTACAGTTTCTCCGTTAAACTCAATATACTGAGGCATAAGTATCCTTAAATTGCTTCAAGTTGCCCTGTTGCAGGGTTGAATCGTTTAGTAGCTTTAGGTGCAGAAGAAGGTGCTCCAGCAGTACCAGCACCAGTCACACGAGCACGAGCTTTTCTAAGGTCATTCTCAATAATCCTTAACTGAGCATCAAACTCAGCAGGTTTCATCTTCTGATCTAAAGCACCAACAGCAGCTGTCAATCGCTTACCCTCAGCATCTGACAATGCACCCATACCCTTAAGGCTTTGAACCTGTGGCAGGAATGTCTGAGCTTTAAATGTCTCTAGTTGTGCAGCAAAACCTGCAGCATTAGTACCGGGGATCAGCGAGGAAGTTGTACCTCCAAAGCCCACAGCACTTGATTTACCGGGATGAGAAGCAAGGCGACTGAGAGTATCTAAAGAACTATCAAAGGAAGCTATTACACCTTGTTTTTGAGCTTCTTCTTTAGCTAGTTTATCACTTCTCTTTTCTTCATCTTGAGCACGTTTATTTTCCATGCTTTGCTGACGAATACCTGCCATTATTCCAGCAATCTGCTGTTGTGAGTCAATACGCATCTGAGCAATCTCTTTAGCTGTAGCTCCACGATCTTTAGCAGCTTCCAGTTGTGCATCTAAACGTTCACGCTGAGCTTGCAACTGTGCCTCCATACGTTCACGCTGAAGTTGTGCAGCTTGCTCACGTTGAATATTCTTATCAGCAGCTGACTGCAGTACAGTCATAACCTTATCAGCAGAACCATACTTAGTTACAGCTTTAAGAATATCATCTTGAGTTGCATCAGGGCCAAGGGCAGCTAGTTCATTACGTAAGGCAGCTTCTTGTTTTACTGTTAACTCTTTCTTCTGAGCTTCAGCAGTGGCTCCACGAGTCTTAGCCAACTGCTCTTCCATCATCTGAGCTTGTTGCATAACCTTCATACCCAATTCAGGGTTAGTAGCTTGCAGAGCCTGAGCCATCTGCTTCAAACCTTCAGGTGTATTAGTATCAAACTGTGAAGCCAACTGACGAAGCATTGTAGCTTGACGTACAGCTGGATCTTGAACATCAACACCCATTGCACCAGCTAAGCCACGACCTAAGTTACCTGTGTTCTTAAAGATGTTATAGGATGTCTGTTGCTGAGGAGTCATCTGTGAGAACTGCAAAGCCTTTTGCTCTGTAAGTTGACGTTGCATTTCCTCAGGAGTACCCATGCCTCCAAATAAACCTTGAATTCCTTGAGTAGCCATGTTATTCCTTAAGATGTCTTGAAGTATGGGTTAATAACAGCGTTGTAGTTAATACCACCACTAGTATTAGTATTACCTGTTAAACCTGCAATTAACTGACTAATAGGATCTGTTAAACCACCTACTACAGCATTGTTACGTTGTAGTTGCATCTGAGCTGCATTCTGTGCTGCTGCATTCTGAATGTTAGCTGCATTGGTAGCACCTGCTGTACTTGCTGCACCTAAAGCTGAGCCTTGAGTCAAAGCATTCAAGCCTTGATTCTCTAAGTTAATAGCACCCTGAGAATACTGAGTATACGGAGCAAGAGCCTGTGTTTGTAAACCAAAGCCTTGACCTGCTAAGTTCAAACCACCAGTCATTAAGCCTTGACCAAACTGTAGTTGTTGATTACCGTATGTCTGAGCATTAGCACCCAACTGAGCATCCTGCTGAGCCATAGCATTGTAGTATGCAGCCATCTGAGGATTAGAGGCTTGTAAGCCGGGAGCACCAGCAGTGTATCCTGCTGAAGTTGCACCAGTGGCTAGACCTAAACGACCTTGTTGTTGCTGTTGGTTAGTCAACTGTGCAAGTTGTTGTTCACGACCCGGAGCAAGTAACTGCTGTTGTTGGTTCATGTACTGCTGAGCTACAGCTTGAGGATTCTGTCCAACATAGGATTGACCTAAGTTAAACAGTCCTTGAGCTGCTGTATTAACCTGTGGCTGGAATGCTTGGATCTGCTGAGCTTGACCTAAGCCAGTACCAGCCATGCCCATCAAACTTTCACGGGCTGCAGCTACGTCAGGAGCTACTTGATAACCAGCACCAATAAGTTGACCGTTGGCATCATAGTTAAAACCTGACTTACCAAACCTTGTGGTAACACCTACAGGTCTAAATTGAGCCATCTGTGCAGCCTGTGCAGCAGCATTAGTGGAGGCATTAGAAGCTTGGTTAGAAGAATAGATGCTACCTGCAGTACCTAAAAGAGGGCCAAGTAAGCTTGTATAATCAAAAGCCATATTATTAGTTGGGTTAAGAGCAGAAGTTGAAGATGCAGGACTACTAGCTACTGCGGTACTTGTGGTCATAGTAGAATTAGGCCACCACTGATTACCTGAAAATATCCATTTATTGTCGCTGCTTGTTAAGGGACTATAAGGACTACTAGGATCAGGGGGTAAAATTGTTCCCGAAGGAGGAAGAGGAGTAGCCATCAGTATGTACCTCCGTCAATAGTAGCTGTAAAAGTACCAGAGACAGTAAGGTTTACTGCAGTGGTTGTTCCAGTAAGAGCACCGTTGTTAGCATCTGGTTTAGAGTTCACTGCTGACGAAATGTTATCAAACTCTGTGTTAACCTCAGTACCTTTAATGATCTTGCTAGGATTACCCGTGTTTAGGCTATCCTTAATTGCAAAGTTAGTTGCTTTTGTGTAGTTGCTCATCGTGTCTTCCCTGTCTTAACATAGACATCAAGTTTCTGAATGGATATTGATTTATTAAATACATTGGTTTCAAAACCTAGTTGAATAACCTTACCTGATCCACCAATATTAATAATCTTATTGTCAAAAGCTGAACCACCATACTCAGCAATATTAAACTCAGCTATGTTGTATTCTGCAATAGCTGCATTGGATAGATCAAATTGCCTTGTATTTAAAATATCACTGTAATCAAAGCCAAACTTTAATGTAACTGCATAGCCTTGACCACCAATAATTGTTACGCCTACTTTCTTCATTAACTTAATCACAGTAGGTGACTGAAAATCAAAGTAGTTAGTAAAATATCTCAGTAGGTATGAGTTAGCATTGTCTTTATATCCATCATACTTACCAATGTAACCAGCCTCACCAACTAACAAGTCTTTATTACGAGTGTACTTAAAAGCTGTGGGAACTAAGCCATCCCATGTTGTTACACGATTAGCTCCATTAGGTAGTGGTGCTCTCATGTCAAAGCAGTACACTAACTGACGAGCTGGTAAAGACAACAGATAGAAGGCTTCCTTATCTGAGTACACAGCTTTAATGTCAGCTGCAGTCTCTGAACTAATCTCTAGAACTAAGTCATCACGTACATTAGCACTAATATCTCGCATAGGTGCTGACTTCTCTTGAATAGTACGCATCAGTGAACGTACACCTGAGTCAGACAAGAAGATAACATCACCACCAGTAGTTACTACTGAGTCTCTAGCTACACAGCCCATACCTGTAATAGCATCTGCTAATGTTAGATTGTTAGGGTCTGTAGCATTGGAGTAGATAAGAATCTGTCTACGACCAAAGACAATTAAGAAGTTATTGTGAGCTGCTAAGGATATAATCTCATCTGCACCGTTAGGCCACACTTGAGATACATCCAATGTACCAGCTGTACCTGTACTTAAAACATGACCTGATAGTAAGTCTGAGAACTGAATGGTACTCTTAGAAGTTGCATTGTTAGCACTCCATGTACGACCATAGGCACTGATAACTGTATTGTTACTGGACACTGTAGCTACATAACCAGTCTTCTCAGAGACTCTCTTAAATGTAGTTGTACTTACAGTAGGGTCAAACACTAAAGGATCATGTCCAGCTTGATACAAATACAAGACACCATTCAACGGAGCCATCTGCCAGTTGCTATCTGTAATGGTAGGAGCTGTTCCACCACCTCCGTAGGTAAGCCTACTAAGAGTAGTTCCAACTAACTTAAACAGTTTATTGTTACCAGCAGCAATAATGTATGAGTTACCAGCATTGTCAATTAACTCACCTAGAGCTTTAACGTCAGAAACATCTAAGTCACTATTGTATGTGTGAGAGGTAGTCCATCCCTTACGAGCACCAATACGTCCAAACTTATCAATTATGCAGTTGTTAGCCACAGTAGCATAACCAGCCTCTAAGGAGACTGAGCTATCCTGTGTATTCAACCCCATGAAGCCCGGAGCTGCTACAGTAGTGGTTAAGAGTTTAGCAACCATTAGACACCAACCCAAGTAGTCTCATCATCGTAACGATTCTTCTCAATGGCAACAGCATCAGCCAAAGCTAAGCGATACTGCTGATATATCTCACTAAAGGATGTACCACCGTCTTCACCACGTTCACCAACAGCTTTAGCGTATGCTAACATCTGTACTAGGTGTGCTGGAACCTTTAAATTATCAGCATTGGCACTGAGGTCAGCCTGAGGAATAACTAATTCAAATCTTAATGAATAAACACCATCAGGACGAGGCCATACATCCACCTGAGTATCATCACCATCAATACCACTGTAGTTGTACTTATCAGGAGCTGCATCTTGTATAGTCCCTAAGAAGTACTGTCTATTCATCCAGTTAGTAGGTACTTGTCTCATAGGTACATCTTGAGTATCATTTAAGACATCTTGAGTACGGAAGCGTTGACCTGAGCCTGTCAATGTATAGTTGCGAGTACCTGACACTGTTGGAATAACAATGGTAGTAGTTAGACAGTTCCACTCATGAGCATCTTCAATTTCTCTCTTAGCATCATTAACAAAGACACCAATCAAAGAACTATAAGGAGTATCTCCAACTGACGATACTTCAGTCTCTCTTAACCGTATCAATACGTTATTGACCAACTGTAAATAAGTCGTAGCCATTAATATTCCTTATATCTTGTATACTATAATAACACACTTTAGTGTTAATGTCAATACTTTTTAATACTTTTTAGACTTCTTTTTAGCCTTACCAGCGGAGCGTCCAGCCTCTGACATGGCAATGGCAACTGCTTGGTCACGAGACTTGACCACAGGGCCACCCTTACCGCTGTGGAGAGTACCTCCCTTGTACTCACCCATAACCTTCTTCATCTTGTTCTTAGCTGTTCTCTGACCACGTGTAGGCATATTCATGATGATTATTTAACTCCATTAAAACGATTGTCAATAGCTAACCAAATAGCCCCGAAGAAAGCACCTATAATAATGATAGGTTTCACAGCTTTAGCGATCCACTCAAGTACTAAGAAAGCACCTGAGGCAGCGTTAAATGCTTTAATTACGTGTTCCGTATTCTTTTCTATGTTGTCTACCTTAGCCTCTACAGCCAGTAAACGCTCATAAATTTGTTCGTGGCTTATATCGCTCATAGTCAAACACCCATTTGTTTGCGTATTTTAGTTGCTGAAATAGCGTGTGTGGCATCATCAAAAGATTCTTGCTCAATTTTATAGCCAACATCCCGACCATATGTAATATTTACCACATTAGGCACAAGCTGAATTTCGTACTGACCTTGATACAAAGGGTCTAGATCACGCTTGATAAAATCTTTGACTTGATTAGCGGCAAACGGGTTTGAGCCGTTCCAACCCTGACAGTCTCTGATCTGAATTACGACCTGACCAGTTTTAGCCAATGCTCTTTCAAACAGCTTACGATGGCCTTCATGCCAAGGTTGCCATCTACCTAACATCTGTACAGTTTCTTTCTGCCAATCAAATACAGGACGTTGGCGGTTGTCCAAAATGTGTGCCGCAATGAACTCACCCCACTTCTCAGCTTTTTGCTCTGTAATTCTGAAGTCATACTGCTCTGGAGCAACAAACATCTTGTTGGTATCTTCAAAACGGCCTTGGTTAATAGTGTCAACCCAAACAGTCCAATCAGCTTTAAAGTTGTTACGCATCTCAACCAGTGGGGCAACAAAGTCACAGATCACAAAATCAACATCGTAGCTGTCAGCCAACTCACGCATACGCAAACTCTGGCGAATACGGCCTTCATGCGAAAAATCCCAATCGTTGTACTTTTTACGCACATCATCGGCATTAAGCCACATGACTGTTTTGCGCTCAGCTTGCAAGTGGTCAAGAATGTGCTGTGCAAGGTACGTTTTACCAGCACCGGGCAAGCCCATAATTAGTATGCGTTTCATCATTTAACCTTGTACTATGTCCGCAAAATCGCGCCATGCGCCAAGCGGTTCACTCCAAACATAATTACGTCCGTCATCCGCAGGGCGAGGAATTGGAGGCGTCCATTCATTTGTAACGGTGTCAAACGTCCAAGAGGGGTACGGAGAAGGGTCTATAAAAATGTCTCTCTCAGCGTCGTATGTTGCGTCAATTTGCGCATAGCGTTTTCTAAAATTGCCGTTGTAACTTGTTTGAACCCATCGACCACCAAAATGCGATTGACAAAAGGTGATTCCAATAGCCTCTGACTCTTGACCATCAGCATCAAGCATCTCCAAATTTGACACAACAATGATACGCAATACTTTGTTGTTGTCGTCGAGTTCCGCAAAATGAGCCATTCTCATTTCCTTTCAGATAAAATTCAAATTTTTAAACATGTTCTCGGTCATTTGGTCACATATGTTTTGAATGTTTGCAGGTAGCGTAATAGTGTTTTTTACAATGCTGATATTAGATCGAACGTCATGCATACCATTTAACCCATACACAGTATCATCTTCTTTAAATTTTTGTGAGATGTCGTTAAAGGTATGCGGGTATTTTTCAATACCACAGTGGTCGTAAACTTCCCCAACGACAGATTCTGATTTTTCAACTAACGACTGGTACGAAACAAATAAAAACTCGTCCCCACCAATTAGTTTCGCAAACTCAATCGCGTTAATTGCATTGCACAACGGGTCTGTGTTTTGTAAAAGCAAATCGGTATACGGGTCACCTTGCCAATTGTTATCTAATCTGAGTTTTACAAAAGATTTTACAATTTCATCTATGGGTCTAACAAGAATTACTATTCTTGGCGAATCCGACATATACCGTTTTAGCAATTGCAGATTTGAATACATGGGCCATGTTCTGCCCTTGTCAAAAACAATTGGTTTATCTATCTTTGAATAGTACAAATCTGGTAACGCACCAACAATTTCATTTTGAGTATGTGGTAAACGCCTATTGGCTTTTAATGCTTCTGACGATGGCCCTTCAATAGAACTATGCAAGTCCCACATCATTTGACATAGTGATGAGTTTCCTTCGGTGTGGATTAATGGGTTTTGTTCCAGAATTGCCGAAAGTAAAGTTGAGCCTGAGCGTGGCAATCCACTCAAAAAGAAAAACTGATGCTTCATGTTAAAACCTTATAGACCCTGAAGCTGTGTATATGTAGGATCGAAATGTACTATAAAGGGAGATCACTGGAGAACCAGTTGTAGTCCTTGCTTCTGAGTACGATGATGCATAGCGAATAATAACGATTCCCGACCCTCCCGCTTTGGCGCTACTATCGGTGTAAGCACCTCCGCCACCACCCCCAGTATTTACCAATCCTGCCGTAGAATCAGCAGAAGTTCTCCCTCCATCACCACCACCACCGGGGCCTCCGGGGGTATCAAATAAATAGGTAGTACCTCCTGAATTTCCTCCTCCTCCCCCGCCTGCATAATAAGTGGTAATCCCCGTAGCATAAGTGGATGTTGCGCCAAGTCCACCCCTTGTTCGGTTTTGACCTGCGCTTCCTTCACCTGTTGAAGTTGCGCCACCACCTTGCCCAGCGGCACTAGCAGACGGTCTAGCTCCACCATCAAACCCTTGCCCTGCCGTTCCAAGCCCGGGGCTTCCATTGAATCCAGCACCACCGCCAGAACCACCATTTTTACCATTTCTATTCGCGGGTGTAGCGCTATAGCTTCCGCCGCCCCCACCACCAGTAGAGGTTATGCCATTGAAAACAGAATTTGACCCGCTGGTTCCGGGCCGATTAGCCGCTCCGCCTCCACCAACAGTGACTGTGTAGGTAGTACCAGCAGTTACTGCTAACGATGTTCCTGTAAGGTATCCACCAGCACCTCCACCGCCCCCGTTGTAGTGCCCTCCTCCACCCCCACCCGCAACAACAACGTAGTCAACTGAAGGTGGTGGATTAGTTGGGGAGCCGGGCCATGTACCAGCACCAGAATACTGGGAGGCTTGTGTATTTACAAAAACACCAGAAGCAGAGGTCTGGGTAACATTTGGGCCTGTTTTTCGGATCAGGCCACCCGAATAACGAAGGCTCATTAGCTAATCTCCTCCCAAGAAGCGATTACTGTAATTTTATTTGCTGTTCCTGCTGTAGCACCAATTGATTTGTTTTCCAACAAATACATTGTGGATGTCTTATCAATAACAACTATTGAAGAGGCAGCTGGAACACTTAAAGTAGTTACCCAAGGAAACGCAGTTCCACCGATAGCGGCTGCGCTGTACATATTAATAGTCACTGTGTACGCAGTGCTGGCATCATTGTTAGACACAACAAGCGTGTTAATTTTGTAAACTTGACCACTGGAGGCTGCATTACTTACAATGCTTGTTGCACCAGTTGAAGAAAGTGACGTAAGTGATGTATTGCCGTAAGCGTTAGAACTAGCAAAAATATTTGGATTAGCCATTTAAAACTCCTTAGAATCCGAGAACCATAGCGATTGTTGAAACCTGTGCTCTGGTTAACCCAGAAGCAGCGGGGGCAGAAGAAACCCAAGTTGTACCGTTAGAAGATAATACGTTCCCTGCTGTGCTAGGGGCTACCGCCAGCAGTGCGGATGTGCCATTGCCTAACAACACATTATTAGCTGTCAAACTGGCAGCACCTGTGCCACCATTAGCTACTGGAAGAGTACCAGTAACACCTGTTGTTAATGGAAGTCCTGTAGTATTAGTTAAAACACCACTAGAAGGAGTACCTAGAACAGGGGTAGTTAGTGTAGGGCTTGTAAGTGTTTTATTTGTAAGTGTCTCAGTACCAGTAAGAGTAGCAAAACCACCTGCTGTAAAGGCTGCTTGAGTCCATGCACTACCTGACCAGACAAATAAAGTATTAGATGTTGAGTTCCAATATAAAGCACCTGTTAACAATGTGTTACCATCATTGTCAACTGTTGGAGCTGAAGCTTTAGGGCCAAGATACCTGTCATCAAAGCTATCATAGGACGCTGCAGCTGATGATGCTGAAGCACTGGCTGCAGAGGCCGACGAAGAAGCTGCAGAAGCTGAGTTAGCTGCATTAGTCTCTGAAGTAGCTGCATTGGATGCTGAGGTAGCTGCTGAAGTTGCACTACCAAGGATGCTATCTACGTAAGCCTTACGAGTCAAGTCATCGTCAGCTGTTGGAGTAGCTGTAGATGTTACCTTGTTAGCACCCATGACAATGTTACCAGTCATGGTTCCACCTGCTAGAGGTAGATTCAAAGCATCTGCAGTATCTACGTAGGTCTTAGTAGTTGCATCAGTACCTGCAGTTGGAGTACCTAGACCTGTGATCTTAGACGTACCCATTGCAATAGCACCTGACATAGTACCACCAGCCAATGCAAGTTTACCTGCAATAGCTGTAGTCAATGTAGCTGCAATGTTAGCATCATCATTCAAAGCATCAGATATTTCACCTAGAGTATCCAAAGTAGCTGGAGCTGTACCAATAAGGTTACTGATAGCTGTATCTACATAGGACTTAGGAGCTGCATCACCGGAGTTAGTAGGTGTTGGCAGACCTGTAATGGTAGCTGCAGTACCTGAGTTCATGTCCAATGTACCGTTGATGGTTACATTGTTGAACGAGGAAGAACCTGAAGAGGCTGTGACGTTACCAGTTAAGTTACCTGTGACATTGCCAGTTACGTTACCTGTCAAGTTACCAGTTACGTTACCAGTTACACCGCCTGTGATAGCACCAACAAAGCCAGTAGTAGCAGTCACTGTAGTACCTGTTACAGCAGCTGCAGTGGTAGCTCCAATGGGAGTATTATTGATAGTGCCACCAGTGATGGCAACACCAGCTGAAGAACCACCTGTGACAGCTACAGCATTGGCTTCTTGATTACCTAAAGATCCTACAATTTTAACAACAGTTGCACTATTGTCTTTAGTGTATAACTTCTTATCGGTGACGTTAATAGCTAACTCACCCTTAGTTAAGTCTCCTGCTGCAGGTGTAGCAGATGCTGTGCTACTGTTCTTAGTAATGATTGTAGTCATTTAATGCCTTTATTGGTAATCAATATCTGGTTTTATTTGCGTAAATAGCGTTTAATTTAGCTGCTTGTTCATCAATAAGTTGTTGCTGCATAGCAGGGCTATAAGCAGTTATACCTTTAATTGTATTTGCATAGGTATTTAAAATATCATCAAAAGAAGTTCTTATACGGTTTGCTTCATATGAAGATGTAGTCATCAGGTCTGCAGGTGGTGTATAATCTTCAGGTAATGAGTTAGGATCAACTGTAAATCCTAAACCTCCTGAACCTGTCTTGGCAAACTCACCCAAAGCTGCAGGAGCATACTTTGCAAGTGCTTCCTGAGTTGGCATATCAGCTTGCAGACCAAGATTAGCAAAGAAGCCTGTAGGGTTTCTAGGATCTACGCCAGCTGCTGCATAAGCTGCTTCAGCTACAGGGCCGGGGACACCCATGATCTGAGACTGCTGATATACATCATAAGCTCTTTGCATTGCTGGTGTAAGCGTAGATAAGTCTACAGTATTAACAGAGCCTTGACTTACAACGTCCTCATAAGAACGAGGAGCATTTACAGCTTGTGTAATAGCTGAAGTAGCTGCTGCTGGAAGGTCTTGTAAGTTAGGATTGTTTAACAACACTGCTACTTGAGCCTGTGGAGTCATTGCATTACCACTCATTAAACCATCTGTAGTTCCTATAGTAGGCACTGTAACTACAGGAGGTGTAGGCACTACAGGAGTAGCGGTTGTGGGTACTACAGGAGTAACTGGTGTGGTTGCTACTGGAGTAGAAGGAACAGCAGTTGCTAATGTTGGGGGTACTGTTCTAGCAGGAGCTGTTGAACCTTGTGGTTTTTGGAGGGCTGCTAAAGCAGCTGCTAATGCGGTTTGTTGTTGTTGTTGCTGTGGTTGAGCAGTTTGAGCAGGTGGTAGCTCATTCTTAAACATACTAGACACAGAATAACCAGCTGAAGGGCTAAACTCACCTGAGTACCACTGCTGAAGAGGTGTCATAACATCTCTAGGAGCATTAGGCATCATCTGATTATAACTTTGCTGAATAGCGTTATAATATCCTTGAGTGTTAGAAGGTACACCTTGAGTTGGTGTAGATGTAGCTGTTGTTGCTGTTGTTCCAGTACCTGTTGTTGAATTATTTACAAGTCCTGTAATTGCACTTAAACTAAGGCCAGTCTGCAAAAGACTTAGTAATTGCGCTGGTGTAAGCCCACCAATAGTAGAGGTTAAACCATCAGTAATAGTTGTAGCAGGTACTGTTAAACCTGTAGTACCTGTTATAAGCGCACTTTGGGCAGCAGCATCAGCAGCTAATTTATCAGCAACAGACTGAGCTGTAATGCCAGCGTCAATTCCTGTTAACAAACCACTACCACCAGTTAAATTAGTTAATGTTGGTACGGCAGCACCTGTAAGTGTTGCATTTGCAAAAGTTTCAGCACCCAAAGTACCACCTGCACCACCTGTTGCTAAATCAAGTTGAGCAAGTTCAGCAGCTGTTAATCCTGCAGTACCTGTGCCATATAAAGAAGCAGCCTCAGCTGCAGTTAAAGCACCCGTACCTGTTGGGATACCACTTAGACCTGCTAAGTCAGCACCAACAACTCCAGAAGTACCAGCTGTTCCTGCAGTTCCACTTAACAAACCATCAAAAGCACCACCAAGACCACCAAACAACAGTGCTGATCCTAATAAAAACTCTTTGAAACCACTATCAGTCTTTTGAGTTTTAGTTGTATTTATAAACTCACCAGTAGGGGAATAGTTTTGAATATCTGAACCAACAGGAAGCTCATCATTAATGCCACCTTTGGTCTTGTAAACACCAATACTTTCAATACCACCAATTTGTTGGTCTTCACCTGAACCTGTAACTTTATAGTTTGGCTGAACCCATGTATCTCCAAGTAGCGTTGCTTGTCCATAAGGAACTACTGCAGCAATACGAGAGATTATTTGGCCTTCAGGAATACCCACAGCTTTTGACATTTGAGCCGGGCTAATCTTGTATGTCTCCATTGCCTTAAAAATAGTAGCATCATCCATACCGGGATTAGCTTTAAGGAAATTAACAATATCCTGTGTAGAGACTGCCATAGTCATTCGCCTTTTCTGTATAACTCGAACGTGTTGATAATATTCATTGTTGAACCAGTTTCAGAAGTTGCTCTAACTTGATCGCCCTCTTCAAGAACAATATAAGCACCATCGTTAAATTTAATAAACTGAGTTGCAGTTAATATATAGTTATCTAATACGTAAATCTCAGTAGCTGTACTTGCGTCATACCACACAACATCAATGTATTTATTATTACCTGAATGGTTTACAACGTAACAAAGAGGCCACCTAGCATAGTAACCAGTGGGTACTGTAAAAATAGTAGTCTGCGTTGCAGCAGTAAGAACATTACCCGTCGATATTGGTTTCATCTTGCTTTACTGTTTTCTTAGATGATACTACTTTAGGAGTTTCTGCTACTTCAATAACTTCAGTGTAGCCAGTGTGTTTACGCATCTCAGCAATCTCGTGCTCTTGGAAGAACTCTACTGTGTTACCTGATTGAATACATTTGAATTTCATTGCTGTTAACCTTTCTGATGTACTACATTTAATACATTAAAAAGGCTCCCTATACCTCGTGAGTACAGGGAACCTAGTTAGTCTACTTAGACGGGAACCACGAGGGCAACGCCACCGTAGTTACGCAACTCAGCGCAACCGTACAAAGTATCAGCTGTGAACAGTGTACCGAGGTACTCTTGTTTGTACTGAGTCTGTGAACGGACACCAACTTGTTCAACCAGAACCATAGAGTCTTTGTGAGCCATCAAGCACACACGACCCAAGCTAGTACCGGAACCATCAGCAGCAGACTTAGCTGTACCAGCATTAGACGAAACGTAGACTGGAACACCATAGATGTCACCAATCATGCCGTTACGGATGCTGTTAGCAGAACCAGCTTCACCAACGCTGTTGAAGGTTGTGAACTCAGTCAAACCCAAGATAGTGTTACGTACATTTGGGGGAATCAAGAAGAAGCGGTTGTCCATAGGAACATCGCTGTCATCAAGACGCTGAATTGTACGACGAATACCAGCTGCTGTCAAAGCCGAAGCATTACCAGCATTGGTGTTAGCTGTGTAGTCAAAAGCTGTAGAGCCATCACCACCAATGAAAGCACCAGCGTAGCGGAAGTTACCTGCGCCAGCTGTTGAAACATTGAACTGTTGACCCAAGTTCACCAAGTCAGTATCAACTTGACGACCCAAAGAATAACCAGCATCATCAGTGTAGAACTGACGGAGGCTAGACAATGCTTGGGCTTCAACGATGTCCTCGATCAAACGAGAATATTCGTAGTGCTTGTTGATAGAGATAGTTACTTCTGATTCAGTAGCTGCAATGAGTGTAACTTGTGTAGAAGCTGCCTTAGCAGAAGCTGTGCCACGTGCAGGGACTGGAATGTGAACTACGTCACCTTTCTTGCCCTTGAAGCTCATCTTTTTAACTAGGTTAGCTGCAACCAAGCTCTTTTTGTACGCAGCAGCAATCTCGTCACTCCAAACTTCTGGAATAAACGTTGCTGCTGTGGTACTCGTTACGTGATCTGTTCCTAATGCCATTTTTAAATTCTCCTGTGAATTTGTGAATTAATATTTACTTTACCCTGCCTTCAGAGTACGCAGCCATAATCTCAGGTTGCAGTGCCTCATAACGGTCAGGATCTTGCATACGTAGCCGGATAAGGTCGGCACGACGATATACTTTCTTAGAAGACTCTCCAGTTCCCCCAACATCGACACCAGCTGCTTTAAGGTTCTGTTTGCGAACAGCGTTACCTGCATCAGTAGTTTGTTGTGTCTTAGATGTACGAATCTGTTTGAATGTAGAGAGAAGTTCATCAGCAGCATTAAAATCATAGTTAGCATCTGCCATTGCGTAGATATTAAGCCTCATTGGAGAAGCTTTAACCCACTCAATAAACTCACCATCACGTACAATATCTGCAAAGTCAGGATGCTTCTTGTTGAGCATTGCTTGTGTCTGAATTTGCTTTAACTGCTGTGATGCCTGTTTAGCGGCAATTACGTCTGGATGATTTGCAACTGCACGATTAACGTGACTCTGCGGATCTTCAAAGAAATCAATCTCTTGTGGTGTTTCCACCGCTTGTGGTTGTGCTTGTTGAGTCTTTTGAGATAAGCTTTGTTTAATAAGACCATCGGCTAAACGTCTAACTTCACCAACTTCCTGTGCTTGCCTACCGATTAGCTTTTCAGCCTCTTGGTGCATACGAACAATATCTTCGAGATTCTTCCCTTTGTACTTCTCAGGGATCTCAGCTACATTGTTTTCAGGTTGTTGAGTTTGTTGAACGCTTGTGGACTGTTTAAAGTCCTCAGCTTCTATCTCACTAACGTTACCTAGTTCCTCATTACTATCAATTAAAGCCATACCTAACCTTTCCCTGTCCACGTATGGATTACAGGATTAACTTAAAAATAGAATTGGGTTGCCTGATTACTCAGATCCTCTCTTTTGTTCCTGCTTGAGCCTGTCAGCTCTCACAGCAGCCCACTTAGCCGTTGCACCGGGAAAGTCACCAGATATGGCATCTAACCCAATGGTAGGAGCTGAAATGAGCCTAATAGCGTCCTTACTACATACCTTACATTTAGCAGTGGTATGATCGCTATCTACCAGCGATTCAGTTATGTGATCGTTAGGGCACTGGAAATCGTACAGTCTTTTCATCACTGCAAGTCCTCATATACCTTCTCACACACAGCTTTACGCCCTAAAACTAATTCAATAATATCTAACTGTCCTTTACGATAATGTAGTGTTTGTGTATCGTTGACAGTAGAAATATCGTTTAAACTAGCCTTAATCTCTTCAAAGTCTTCAATTAAGAAGTCCCAACCCTTAGTACTCATGGTATTAAAGGTTTCTTCGTAATACTTTTGTAAATCAGGGGCCATTTGGCTTATCCCTCCATTAAATACTTATACAATAGTGTTATTGTAGCATAAAAACAACACTTTGTCAAGTAAAACTTACTGTTTCTCTAGCAATATTATTGCTTTCTTGATCTATTTGCCATCTGAAGGCTTGCAATACGCTCATTGGAGGCAATATCAGCAGCTTTCAGGTTAACTTGCTTCTCTTTTAGCATCATGTCAGCCAATTTTAGACGCTTCTCGAAGTCATCGCCTCTGTCTAGGTTAGTAGATGCTGCCTGAACGAGCTTTACACGTTGCTCTTCAGGGATCATTTGAGCTTCAATCATGGTCTTCTGAGCTTCAGCTGACTGTTTCTCAGCTTTAGAGGTCAAATCAGCCACCTGAGCCTGTGCCAGCTGCATCTGAGCCATTTGCTGTTGTTGTGCAGCCTCAGCAGCCTGTGGATTTGGCTGTGACATCTGATCCAGAGCTTGCATCAGTTCACCACGGTTAGACAATGAGCTGTTCTGCAGGATACCTTTAAGGATCAATGGCAGTACTGGAGTGTTAGGGCCAAGTGTCTGCAACAAACCAATCATCTGTTGTTGTTCAAACTCTCGTGCCAAGATACCCAAAGTAGCTGTTGGGATGAATGTCATGTCAACTGATGGATAACGCTCACTGTCAAACTGCATATAACGGAAGGCAGCTTTGTTAATGAACGGGATCATGAAGTCTTCTTGGAAGTTACTCAATGTACGCTTGTACTTCTTGATGATGCCAGCCATAGCCATTGACATACCACCAGCACCTGCATCACGAGGTACGTTAGATGGCATACCTGCGCTGTCAACTGTGCCTGTAGCTTGCAGTAACATACGCTCAAAGTTCTGCGCTGCAGCAGCTGCATTGTTGTCAGTCTGACCGAACTTGAAGGGATACAAGATCTCAGAAGGTGAACCATTGGTCAAGATAGCCTTACCGGGCTTAATCTCAAACTTAGCACCACGTGGAAGCCTTGTAGCATCCATTGCAATCATAGGAGCTGTGGTGAGGGCTAGAGAGTCCATGTGAGCACGAAGCTGACCATCAATAGCTTTCTGCATATTGTAGGCTTTTTCAGCTGTACCTCGACCCCAGAAGCGTCCGGGCACTGTATCATCTTGGTAGGCAATAACTGGTCTATCCTTCATCATGTAAGGATTAGCTTCAGCCTTGAGCAAGATACTATCGTTAGCAATAACAATGATAGCTTCTATCATGTTAGAGTAGTCATCAGCTTTAGAGCCTTCAGGGAACAACTCTTCATACTCAGCTGACTCTTCATCATCTAGATACTCTTTAGGAACCAAACCATAGTAAGTGATTAACTTAACCTTATCATCTTGATAGGTCTTCAAGTCTTGGGTTACTTCTAAGTCTTCATCTTCAGAGGCTGTAGTGATGTCTACCTTCTTGTAAATGCCTTTCTCAATACCTTCAACAATCTTGTGAATGGATACGTACTTCTCGATAGCAACGCCCAGAGCATCGTCAATGGAATCAGCATTAGGATCAATAAGGAAATTCTTAGGGTTAACTGGTTTAATCTTGACCGCAATTCTATCTTTCTCTTGAACACCAATAGCTGCTGCATTGGCAATACCGGGAATGGCTTGAGTAGATGGTGTATATTCTTTCTCAGACTTAACAATGATCTCACCAATACCTGTACCATATATCTCAGCCATCAACTCAATCTGGTCAATAGCTTTCTTAATCTTGTCTCTTTTGAAGTCCTCATGCAGTTGAACCTTGATTTGTTCAACATCAAAGGGATTACCATTGACATCCCTAACGTCATCTTGGATGTCAAAGAACTCACCCTGACCAAAGATAGCTTCCATGATCTCAGCGTGACGAGTCTCAATGGCTTGCTGAGTAGCTGGAGAGATGATACGTGAACGCTCTGATTCACGAGTCTTATCCTCAGCAGCCCAGATACCTCTGAAGACTCGCTCATACTCCTGCCACAAGTCCATGTAGTTAGCATCTCGGTGGTCACGCCAGCGAACAATGTGCTGAGTAACCCATGAGGTTAGTTCTTTCTCAGACTCTGTAGGTTCTTCAAACTGAGTACTCTTCTCATCAAACTGATCTTTAGTTAGAGCCATTGTGTTTATTCCTTTTAGTATCCTGATATAACGTCTAAGACTTCGTAGTCATCATCTTCATAATCTGTGTTGTAACTGGTGATAGCTAATTGGTCAATGTAACTTAAAGCATCTACCAAGTCATCATGTACACCAGCTGTGGGGAACATCACTAATTGATCTCTAAACTCACTCCAGTCTTCTTTCTCATTGAAGGACACCCTTCCATGTTCCATACGACCTTGTAAGCTCCAGACAACCCTATCAGTCTTCTTCTTGTTACCGTGAGTTAAGTCTTGAATGTGAGCATAGATGTTATTCTTCCTCATCAAGTCATTCAGGTAGGGCAGTACTGCATTCTTCAATGCTCCTCGCTCAATACCAATGCTTGTGGGTTGAAAGTCTCTAATCACCTTTAAGATGTTAACTGCAGTCTCTCTAATGTCCCACCTACCATGCTGGATCTTATGAACCCACCAATCACCATTGTCCTCTAGCTTAACTACTGCAATAGCTGTTTCATCTAGTCTCTTCTTAGATGCACCTGCATTCTTACCAACCTCTTCAAAACCAGCTAAGTCAATGGCTACAATGTATGTACCGTAACTTGGTTCTTCAGCAGTCTTGAACCATTCCTCTTTGAAGACATCAGCACCTGCGGTATCAAAGCTAGACAAGTACTCCTGCTTAAATGCAAAGGAACTCAATGTTCTTTTAGCAGCCTCAATCTCCTTAGGATCAATAGTCTCATTGTCCTGAGTGGTAAAGTGCCATGACTTCCACTCCTCATCTTGCTCCTCTTGTCCTAGATTAAAAGTATCATAGAACCAGTTACGACCACTTGGAGTAGAGATAAATAAAGCTCTACCCTTCTTATCTGACAGTGAAGCACGTATAATCTTCTGCCATACATCTTCTTTAACGAAGGCACACTCATCAAGTACTACATACGTTAAAGACACACCTCGGAGACTATCTGGGTTATCAGCACCTCGTACCAGTATCTTCCTACCATTAATCAATGTTATCTCAAGATTATTGATGTGACTTGCTTTAATGACTGGTCTACCCAAGTCATGCAGTAAGTCCCACATAATCGTTCTAGCTTGTCCTAGGGTAGGTGCTATGTACATCACAGCTGAGCCTTCAGGACAGTTCAAACCTTCAATCAATAATGATACAGCTGACAACCTTGATTTACCACAACGCCTACCAGCTGCAACTACTTTAAACCTTGTAGTGTCTTTAAAGACACTTTGCTGCCACTTAAGCAGTTGGAAGTTAAGTTCAGCACTGCGTTCAGACATCTATCACATCCTCGTTGGTAGTAGACACCAATGGTGACGTTAAGCCTGTAATGTTAATAGACACTGTTGGTGCAC